GCGGATGATAATAACGATGGAGTGGAGAGCAGCGATGCAGGAACTCCCGCCGAGCCAGCGCCCGACCCGTTCTCTCGAAGATTTGCTCAATTAGCTCGCGAACAAAAGAAGTTGCGACAAGAGCGCGACGAGATGAAGCGTGTCCAGCAAGAGCTAGATGCACGCAAAAGTACGGTCTCATCCTTCGATGACTTACAAAAGCTTGCACGGGAGAATCCCTACGAAGTAATGCAAAAGCTAGGGCTGAACTACGAAGCCCTTAGTCGACAAGTCTTGCAAGATGGCGAGATCACCCCCGAGCAGAAGATGGCAGGGGAGATGAAGCGTCTTCGAGATGAGATTGAAACCATGAAAGCCGAGCGAGCAGAACTCGCAAAACAACAAGAGGCGAAGAAGTACCAAGACACCTACTCTACATTTGTTGACGAGATCAAAACTTTCGTGGACAATACAAGTGAGTTTGACTTCGTTAAAGCTAACAACGCTTACCACGTCGTCGCTGAGGTTATGCAAGAGCACTACAACAGCACGCAGGAAGTGATGAGCTACGACGAAGCGAGCAAAATGGTTGAGGACTACTATGAGGCTGAAGCAGAAAAGTATCTCAAAGTTCCAAAACTAGAGCAGCGGCTCAAAGAGCGGTTCGCTCCAGCGAAGACAGAGCCCGAGGCGGGGCAAGCAGACGAGGAAGCCGAGGCTTCTGAGAAAACGCCACCCAAAACTTTAACAAATACCCAAGTGCAACGTGCACCAGGGGATAAGCCCAAGAAGCTTAGCCGCCAGCAGTCTATTGACGTATTGGTGAATAAGTACGGGTCTAGTCTGTTTCGCTCGGAGTAAGATGAACTTGCTCCGATTAGGAGTGAGTTATGCCAACTTCATTAAATCTCGACAACGTAACCCAGGCGCTCAAGGAGCATTATAAGCCCTTGACCGTCAAAAACATGGTCTACAAGGACAACCCACTGCTCGCTCTCATGCCTAAGTATGAGCGGTTTGGCGGTGAGAACATGCCTGTTCCAGTTCAGTATGGTATCGCAAACCGACGCTCTGCTGACTTCTCAACCGGTCAAGGCCTGAACACTGCAACCGAGCTTGCACGATTCGTACTTACCCGTGTTCGGGACTACTCTTTCGCCAGCATCACCGGCGAAACAATCAAGGCTACTGAGGGCGCAGCGGATGCGTTCTTGAAGTATGCGACTCTTGAAATCGACGGCGCGATTCAGTCGCTTACTCGATCTCTCGCGGTTGCGATGTACGCCGATGGGTCTGGTCAACTGGGAACCGTCACCGTAGCGGGCACCACCTTGACCATGCAGAAGGTTGATCAAATCACCAATATCGAAGTTGGTATGGAACTCAACTGTGCAGCAACAGCAACAGGCGCTATTCGCGCAGGTACAACCATGGTTGTTCAAACTGTTGACCGTGACGCAGGCAGCTTCACTGTAGACAACGCAGGCGCTTGCACCACCAATGATTTTATCTTCCAACGTGGCGATGCGCAAAACGGCGCGACTGATCCTAAGAAAATCCGTGGCCTCGAAGCATGGCTTCCAGCAACCGCGCCAACCGCAACTCTTTTCTTTGGTCAAGACCGAAGCAAAGACGCTACTCGCCTTGGTGGTATCCGTTTCGACGGCTCTGCTCAGCCAATCGAAGAAGCACTCATCGGTGCAGCTAGTCGCCTCGCTCGCGAAGGTGGATCACCTAGCCACTGTTTTATGAACTTCCAAAACTTCTCTAACTTGGAGAAGGCGCTTGGTTCAAAGGTCGTTTACGACAAAGTAAGTAGCGATGATGCAGATATTGGTTTTCAGACACTAACCCTTATCGGACCAAAAGGACCGATTCAAATTGTTGCTGATCAAAACTGCACTCCAGACGTTGCATACTTGCTTCAGATGGACACCTGGACTCTTAACAGTCTGGGCGATGCACCGCACATTCTTGACCTTGATGGTAACCGTATGCTTCGTGAAGCATCTGCGGACGCTTATGAGGTTCGAGTTGGTTTCTACGGAAACATTGGCTGCACCGCACCTGGCTACAACGCTCGCGTTAAACTAGCATAAGGAGATTAGTACAATGGCAAGTCAATCATTTTTCGACGTAGAATGCTCGAACCGAGAAGTTAAGGTTATCGCAGGACGCATTGATATCGGCGGCACAGGCGCACCGACAATCAAGTTCGGTCTTGGATACTCAATCGCGAGGACGGGGACCGGCGTGTATCAGCTCACATTGGACAAGGCTTACACGGGTCTTCTTCATGCCAGTACAATGCACTTTGATCTATCAGGCGGCGGTGCTGAGTATCTTATCAACATCACAGCGGAGGACGTTGCTGACGCAGCCTCTCCACAGATTACCTTGAGTTGCGTTGTAGCAAGCTCTGGAACTGTGACCGAAGTACCAAGCGGTGATGACATTAGCTTTGAACTTTTGCTTCTCGATGGTGAAACTAGCTAAGGAGGCAAGAGATGGCTAACCGAAGATTTAATGATGTCCAGGCGCTTAATCGAGAGGTTAAGTTGATCGCGGGGCGTGTGAGTATCGGTGCATCCGGTGCTGCAACGCTCGCAGACGGTCTGGGCATTGCGTCAGTGGCAAAAGATGCCACAGGCGAGTACGTTGTAACGCTGGATGATCTTTACACAGGTCTCCTTCATTGCTCTGCAAGTTATGTTCAGTTAGCGGGTTCCGATACTCTTTTTGCCCAAATTGAAAGCCACAGTGTGACGGTAAACAAAACCGTTGAGATTCACTTGGTTAACGATGCGGGATCAAAGACGGAGCCTGCTAACGGTGATGAATTCACTTTCTTCTTAATGCTGCGCAATAGCTCAGTAGAGTAGGGGCGAGCATGAAGGGCAAAGGCAATGGTGTAGCGCTCATGATCCTAGAGAAAGCCAAAGGCAAAGACGCTGAAGGCTCAATGGATGATGACCGCGAAAAGGCTAGGGAAGACTTGGCTGCTAGAGCTTCAGAAGCCATGAAAAAAGGTGATGGAGCTGCATTGCTTAGCGTGATTGGTGACATGAACGCTATCGGAGCCGAGTAAGGAGGGGGCATGGCGACGTTCACTGAAGCTGACTTACGTACTCGTGCGCGTCGCCGCGCCGACATGGAGAATAGCACCTTCGTAACAGATGCAGAGATTCAGGATTACTTGAATTCAAGCATCGCTGAACTGCACGACTTTATGGTCAAAAGCTACGAAGACTATTTCGTCTCTGAGCAAACTTACAACATCCCCATTGCGACCGGGGGTGCTAATTTGCCAGATGACTTCTACAAGGCTCTGGGTGTTGATTATGATTCCGGTGGAATTACGTCTACACTCAGGGCTTTTTCCTTCACCGAAAGAAATGTCTACAACACGCCATTTGCTGTGATCGATAGACTTGCTGAGCCGAAGTACAAGATTGAGGGAACAAAGATAAAATTGATTCCAGCGAATTCCCAGTCTGGTACAATTACTTTGTTCTACGTTCCGTTACCCACGCAGTTCTCTACAACAGTGACCGAAATTGAGACTATCATACCAGGGTATGAAGAATATGTGGTTGTAGCTACGGCTATTCGAATGCTCATGAAAGAGGAGTCTGACACCAGACAACTTGAACTCGAAAAGAATCAGTTAGCTAGTCGCATCATTCGCTCCCTGTCGCCACGGGATACGAGTGGTTCATTCGCTATTCGTGACGTTCGCAAAGGTCGATTTAGAGACGACTTTATTCTTCGATACTAGGGAGTGAGGCATGGCTACTCGATTTGGTCGGGTCCTACAGGCAGATGTCGATGTTACCCTATCACAAGACAGAATGCAGGAAGTCACTGATTTCGTTGAGAAATCTTTAATTATTGATGGCGTTCTTTTGAAAGATATTGAGTTGAAGACCGGTCAAACCAATGAGGTGCCACACCCATTAAATAGGCCGCCTAATGGGTATATTGTCGTAAATAAGGTCGGGTCTAGTTTTATATCAACGGCGTCTGACATAAACAAAAACCCAAAGACCACCTTGCTCTTAAACACGACGGCAAATGTAACCGTTTCTCTTTGGGTATTCTGATGGCATTAAAGAAACAAACAGTCTCAATCCCATTCGCTCAAGGCTTGACGCAAAAAACTTCAGACGCTTCGTCAAACCCTGGCAGCTTAAAAGACTGCAAGAACATTCAAATAAATAAACTGGGCGAAATCAAAAAACGTTACGGCGTTGGCATTCAGATTCCGTCCGGTTCCAACTCAACTCCATATGATACGGTATATCCTGAATCTGGCAAAAGGCTTAGCTCACTCAATAACACCACTCTCATGCTAGACGGTCAAAGAGCTTACGCCGCTGTATCTAGCAGTACCAAGTTTAAAGATGCTGGAGAAATTTTAGCTACCGAACTTGAACAAGAAGATGTTCATGAAGCTAACGAGGCCAAGGTTGGCCCTGTTGCTTTCAAGCGAATTGTTACGGGTTCCGGGAGTCTTGATGTTTATCTTTGGACTCAAACAATACCGTTCAAAGCAGGCGAGAATCTTGGGCCGACATACAAGAGCTTTGTAGAGTTAAAGCAGGCAGGCACTCAGGTAAGAGTATCTCCTATTTTAGAGGTAGTGTCTCAGTCTCGTGAGGCAACCCACGCATCGACCTTTAACTCAGATCTTGAGTTCTTGACGATGGCACCTCAAACGCAGATGCTTTACTCATCCACGACTGACTACCTTTACTTTTTTTATTATGGTGGATCGGGCTCATCTAATCTCGTTATGAGATCTATGGATCTAAGCTCAGCAACGCCCTCGTTCACTCTTAGTAGTGCTACGAATTTAATCACAGACGTATGCCCCTCTGTCGGCACGTTTGTGGTGGATTCTTATAACGACACGCAAACTATGTATGCGGCGTATTACAACGCTCAATCAGTCGCTACGGCCAAACCTGGTGATTTGCATCTTGCAAGAATTACAGAGTCCTCGGGTGGGTCATTGTCCGTTGCGAGCACGGTAGAC